ATGGTGAAACGTCGCGTCGTCTCGACTGCGGTAAAAGCGCTCCATATCCGGGTACACGTTCACCCACCGCGTCACCGTTACCGGCGGATCGGGGGTGTTGATGATGTCCAAGTTAGAGGTAGCGACATTCGCGGCATACACCCCGCCAATCGTCCACGTCTCCAAGCCGCCCCCATCGATCAGACCGATAACCGGGTACTGCGAGTCCGGCCCATCAGTGCAAAGCACCCGCACCTTTTGCCCGTCGCGCGTTTGAACGGGCTTCGTCCAGTCGATAGCCATGCTCAATCCCCCGCGTCAAGAATGGTGGCGTCGGCCGCGCCCTCGGTCGGGGCGGGCATCTCGGCCAGCGCGATGCGCCGCCGGTCGATCAGGTTCGCAAGCCGGGCGTGCGCCTTCGGGTTCGCCTTGGACACTCCCCCCATCGCAACAGCGTTGTGACGCACCCACGCCTCTAGGACGGCGGCATCCGTCGCCCCGTTGATGGCGACGGCGTAACGCTGTCCCCACGCGATCCAGTCGGACCCTTCGCCGTCCGCCAGAACCGGCACGTCGATGCGGTGCGGGTCCTGCTTCGGCGCGGGCTCGGACTTCACGATGCGCGGCGGCGGGGCCTGAGGCTTGGGCGCATCGCCCCGGCCCGACGCGGCGTTCCCGTCGTCGTCCTCGGGTGCAACGCCGACCATCGCCATGAGCGAATACCGACGGCTGTATGTGTATGCGCTGCCCAGCCCTTGGGGGTCGTGCTTAACCGGGTTGACGGGATACGTGGAGGCGATCCACTGCCCCGACGAATGCAAGATCATGGTCCGCAGAATGGCGCCCTCGGGCGTCGTCATCGGCGCCTGCACCACGGACAGGCCGTTTTCTGTCAGCGGGCCGCGAATGGCGTCCCAAACTTGGGCGAGGTCCGCGTACCTCGACTTAAAGTGTGGGTTCACCTTGCCCTTGGTCGCGCCCTCGATCTTGGCCTGCGCCTTCGCAAGCGCGGTCGCGAGGTCCGCGATGTTCTCGCTCATATCCATCACGCGGCATCCTTCAGCTTGATGTGGACCGCGCTGTTCTTCGCGCGGCTGACCACGATATCAGACCAGATTAGCTTACCAACGTCGTCGGGCAGCAGGTCCTTGACGTTCTTGGCGGCGTTCTTGTTGGCGCGCGCGGCGGCTTCCGTATCCGCCCATCCGGTGAGGTGGGTCTGCATCGCGCCGGCCCAATTCGGCATGGGCTCGCCATGCTCGCGCATCGAGTTGAAGTTCAACGTGCGCCATTTCTCTTGGGGCACGGGCGGCGCGATGGGGGATGGCGGCGCCGGGTGCGTGAATGTCTCGACGCACGACCAGAACCAATCAATGCGCCCCCAGACCTGGGCCTCGTACTCGGCCGTCCATTCGAGGGTGTGCAGCTCGGGCTCATCCCCACCCGACGATACCAGCAACGCCGCCGCCTCGGCACCGACGCAAGCCCGCTGTACGACCATTTGAGGCGTGTAGTAGGCCAGCACGTCGGGCACCTTGCGCCACCGGCCGGGAGCCTTGGCGTCGATGACCAGCGATAGCCCGACCTGCATCCCGTCCAGCGTCGCGCTGACATAGGGACGGGTCGGGTGCGTTACGCTTTCGCCCCGGCGGGTGATCGCGTGGCCGCTCTTGCGCTGATGCCAGTCGAGGATGGCGGGCTCTAGGGCTACGCCCCGTTGCACGTCCCACACGTCGGACAGGTCCACGACGACCGTCTCGCCGACGCACACAAGCCACTGTTCCGTGATGCGCTTCTCGTCCCCTGCCATGAGCGCGGGGACGAAGGACGCCGGCACCTCACGGCGGGCGGCGGCCTGTTCGGGGGTGAGGGTCATCGCATCGTCCTCGCGGGGCTGGCATCGGCCATGTGGACGGCCAGACGCGCGGTGTTAAGCGGGGGATGGTTCGCCCACGGCGACGACCGGCGGCGAAACAGCGCGAGAAAGCGGCGGATCACGACAGGGCCTCCACGAAAAACCACGCGGCGTAAAGGACGGCAAACAGCGCGCTCATCGCCACGAACTCGATTGTCGCGCGGATCATCGCGGCATCCTTTTCCGGCGCATGGGCACCCCAGCCATCTTGACAAGCCGGGTCACCGTGTTGGCGCTAACCATGAGCCTCTCGGTAATGGACGCCAACGCCTCGCCATTAGCGTATGCGTCAACGACCGCGCGCACCACTTCCGGCTTGATCCGAGGGCCACCGCCCGCCGGCCGGGGCGCGTGCCCCGCAGCTTGCGCCAGGATGGAGACATAGCGCGGGTGCGTGCCGTGCGTCATGGCGATGACGACCAGCTTCTCGCCGGCCACGTAGTCGCGGATGATCGCGGCTTTCGTGTCGGCGGGGATAGGCGTGCCGGCTGGCATCAGGCTACCTCCCCGCCATTCACCCACCCGCGCGAACGGGCCGTAGCCTCGATGTAATCCAGCGCCGCCAGCACCTCGCGCCGGTCGGGCTTCCCGGACCAATACTCACGGCCTTCGGGGATCGTCATGTCCCGGCAGCCGGCGCGGACCCGAAGAACGCCGTCTCGGACCCATCCGACGCAGCGCCAGCCGTCAGGCGTGCCAGCGTTGATCACGCCCTTGGCGCCGGACAGATTGGCGCGGGCCAGATAGGCGCCGGCCAGATTGGCGCCGGCCAGATTGGCGTCGGCCAGATAGGCGCGGGCCAGATAGGCGCCGGCCAGATTGGCGCCGGACAGATCGGCGCGGGCCAGATAGGCGCGGGCCAGATAGGCGCCGGCCAGATTGGCGCCGGCCAGATTGGCGTCGGCCAGATAGGCGCGGGCCAGATAGGCGCCGGCCAGATTGGCGCCGGCCAGATTGGCGTCGGCCAGATAGGCGCCGGCCAGATAGGCGCCGGCCAGATTGGCGCCGGCCAGATTGGCGTCGGCCAGATAGGCGCCGGCCAGATTGGCGCGGGCCAGATAGGCGCCGGTCAGATCGGCGCGGGCCTTGACCGCCAGCTTCACGGCGACGCCGAGGCGCACGCCGCCGGTCGCCCCGTCGTGCTCCGCCGGCAGGTCGGCGCTAAACAGGACTGCGCCCGTCTCGCGATGCTTGATTTCCATCGTACTCATCACGCGGACTCCGTCTCTGGATAGGCTTTGCGGATAGCCGCTTGTGCGGCAATCGTATCATCGCCGTGGTAGATGACCCTGACCGGAACGATGGCATCCAGCGGGGTCGCGTAGACCGTCACGCCGAACCAGTCGAACGTGACGGTGATACCGGCCGGGCCGATGCGTCTAGACACGGCGCGGGCATGGGTGATTAGAGCGTCGGCGCTCATCGCACGGCCTCCAAAGCACGCTCGACGTTGGTCGCGACGTAGCCCGGAAGCGGGTTGACGATGCTCCCGATCAGGTCGTCGCGCATGTCGCTGAGACCGGCGTCAATCATCGCGACCCCGGCGGGATACGCGGCATCAATCGCGGCGCGGAAAGCCCGGATGGCGCGCTCGACCGCAATGGCGGTATCGACCGCTGCATCGTCCCGCTCGTCAAGCGAGGCGCGGACCCGAGCCATGTAGTCAACGGAGTACATTATCGCTGGTCCTCCATTTGCCCCGAAAGTCCCCCGCCGCATCCGGTGAGGCGCGGCGGGGTAGTTCGGAGGAACATCGGCGGGAGGTGCCGACAAGGAAGATGGTACGCGGCGTACTAACTCCGCGCAAGCAAAATAAGTGCGGAACGTACCGAAAAAATTTCGCATCCGGCTTGACCGGGCCGGGTACGGCGCGTACTATCTCGATATGCAGCACGCAACCATCATCAATCTGTGGCCGACCATCGCCGAGTGCTCGCGGGACGTCGGCCAGCCGTATGAGACCGTGAAACAGTGGCGCCGCCGGAACAGCATCCCGGCGGAGCACTGGCGCGCGGTCATCGCAGCCGCAGACGCCAAGCAGTTTCAAGGCGTTACGCTTGACGCTTTAGTGAGCGGCCTCGCGTCGGCTCGCGAGGCGGCGTAATGCCCACAATGAGTTTCGGGCGCCTCAGTAACTCCAACGGGCGGCCCCGCGCCCGAGTGTACCAAGCTGGCTTGGCCAGTCCGCACCTGCCCGGAGAGACATTGGGGCGCGGACGTCGGCGTAATCCCACTGAGGCGCGGCTTCGGCCGTCATGCATGGGCAAGGCTGGCGCCGGGGGTCACCCATGATCGGTGACCACATCATCCTTTTCGGCCTTGCGGCCCTGGCGGCGTTTTCCGTCGTCGGCGTGTTCGCCCTGCTTTTGCGGGCGGTCGAGGAGATAGTTGAGAAGGCGATGGATGGAAGCGAATAACCCCGGCCGCATGGGGCGACCGGGGCATCGGCGGACGTTGACGGACGTCCGTGAACACAAGGGGACGAAACGAAATATGACATTGGACCTTCTGAATGGCAACGCCACAGTTCACGACCGCGCCCGTGCGGTGGTGACTGAGGACCGCAAGGTGTTCTCCGCGTCGAACGCGACGGACGTGCGGCGCGCGCGCGAGTTCCTTCGGACCCGCATTGCCCAAGGCACCAAGGGCATGTTCAGCGAGGTCGGCACGCTGACGCCGGCCTTGGCCGAAATCATCCTTGCCGAGCACAATGGCGGCAATCGGCCGTTGCGGGCTACGGCTGCTGAGAAGTGGGCCAATGAAATCCGCGAGGGCCGTTGGAAGCTGACGGCGCAGGGCATCAGCTTCTCGCCCGAAGGAATGCTTAACAACGGTCAGCACCGGTGCGTCGGCGTTGTGTCTGCGGGCCGGCCCGTCCCAATGAACTTTACTTTTGGGGAGCCGCGCGACGCATTCCTCGTCCATGACACCGGATCGCTCAGGTCAGCGAGCGACGTACTGTCAGTGATGGGAGAGGTGCAGACATCGGCGTTGGCCGGGGCCGCTCGCACCCTTTACATTGTTGAGCGCGGCGGCCGAGGCAATTACAGCATCACCAATGAGGTAGTCGCCTCAATCGTGGACGCGAACCCTAGTTTGCGACACGCGGCTAGCGTCGGGCACACAATTGCGTGTCGGCTGAAGGCGAGCCCGTCTGGTATCGCTGTCGCATACTTTCTGATTAAGCGAGATAGCGAGCGGAAGAACCGGGCGGAGGCATTTTTTGATGCGCTAAGGACCGGGGCCGATCTTGCTGGGGAACGGAACCCGATCCTCATTCTCCGCAACAGCCTCCTGAGCCGGCAAATTAGGTCGCCGCCTGGGCAGAACACTGGGGCGTGGGTCGCGGCGTCTACGGTTATCGCGTGGAACGCTTGGGTTCGGGCAAAGAAGACGGTCAGCGTCAAGTGGCCTGACGGCGTTAACTTCCCGGCGGTGGTCTGATGTCGCGCCCGGCGATGATCGTGCAGACGGTGGGCTTAGACGAAATAGTCGTCGGGCACCGCCTGCGGGCTGGCGTGAACCAAGAGGCCGTCAGCCGTCTCGTGGACAGCATAGAGCGCGTTGGCCTGCGGACGCCGATCAGCGTTCGGCACGTCGATGAGTGGACTGACCCCGAGACGGGCGAGCAGATCAGCGGCGCGCTTGAACTGGTAGCCGGTCGGCATCGGCTAGAGGCATTGCGGCGCATGGGGGCGACGTCCGCCCCCGTGGTCATGGTGCAGGACGAGACGGAGGCCCGCCTTTGGGAGATTTCCGAAAACCTGCACCGGGCCGAACTGTCGCCGGTCGAGCGCGCCGAACACATTGATGAGTGGCGCAGGCTGACGGTGGAGAAGGTGCGGAATGTTTCCGCACCTTTGCCCGGCGGCGAACAGCCAAAAGACCGTGGACATCGAAAGACTGCGGAAACTCTTGGCGTTCACGAGAAAACCGTTCGGAACGCCGAGAAGATCGCCGCTCTCCCCAAAGACGTCCGAGACACCGCGCGCACCGAGGGCTGGACCCAAGATCGACTGCTTCGCGAGGCCGCCCCGACGCGCGTAGAGCCGGCGCGTCCGGTCAAGCCGGCGCCCGCCATCCTCAACGACTTTGAAACCGAGGAAGCGTGGCGCGGCGCAATGAACCGCGTGTGGAACCGCGGCTCCGCTGAATGGCGCGAGCGGTGGCTTGACGGGGCCGAGCGATCGGTCTTCGACACTACGGGTGCGGGGGGTGCCGTCTGATGGCACACCCACCCGGAAGCATCGTATTCGGCCGGCCGTGGTCGGATGAAGAAGACCGCATCCTCACCCGCATGAGCCTTGACGGAGCGCGGGACGTCGAGATTTCAAGCCGGCTCGATCGGTCTGCCGCGTCGGTCTACCGACGGAGAAACCGCCTCGGTTTGACGGTGGACAGTGGCCGCGCCAACATCATGCGAACGAAGGCCGCCAGCGAGGCGCGCAGGCGCAGGATCGAAGGCCCGGACGCCGTGTTGCGCGAAATCACGGCCCTAGTTCGCGTTATGGACATCGCCGAACACTACGCCGGGCAGCGTTACGACGACTGCCCGCGCGCTCGTCGCGCCGGCCATAACCAGAGGCCCAAGCGCACGCCAGACGTCGTGTCGGTCGCTTCAAGCGCGATGGCGTGGTGAGGATGTTGGAGGACATGGCCCTTGACGTCCGACGGACCATAGCCCTTTGGGTGACCGAGGGCCTGTCCGTCCCTCAAATGTGTGACGTCCTCGGCGTGGCGCGGCCTGATCTGGACACCAATCAGCTTCGCTACGTCCAGCAGCGGGCGCTTTCCCGGTGGCTGGCGATGGGCGCGGCGGACATGGAGGCCGGGTGATGGCTCGCATCCGATCGATACACCCAGGATGGTTCACGGATGAGGCGTGGGTGTCGGTATCGATGCCGGCGCGCATCCTTGGGATTGGCCTATTGACCGAGAGCGATGATTGCGGCGCCTTTGAGTGGAAGCCGCTGACGCTCAAAATGAGGCTATTCCCCGCCGATAGCGTAGACGTGCCTGATCTTCTTGCGGAGTTGGAAGGCGCTGGATTGATCAAAAGGTACGAACACGGCGCCCGTCATTACGGGCTTGTTCGGAACTTCATGCGGTTTCAGCGCCCGAAAAAGCCGAAATCAGTCCACTTCATCCCCGAGGCGTTACGCCATTTTGTCGGCATCGCGCCCGACGATGCGGAACCGAACGTCGAACATCGCGACCCAGTTCCGACTTTTTCGGAACCGACGCGAGTTGATGCGCCTGCGGTTCCCCGATCGTCGGAAATCGTCCCGCAGATGGAGGATGGAGGATGGAGGATGGAGGGTGAAGATATAGAGGCTGGCGCCTCTATATCTCGAAAGCGAGCGCGCCAGTCGGTTGCGGATGAGCGGTTTTCAGAGTTCTGGGCCGCGTATCCTCGCAAGGCTGACAAGCGCAAGGCCGAGAAGGCTTGGGGCGCGGCGATCAAGCGAGCCGACCCGGATGTCATCATTCGCGGCGCGGCTGCCTACGCCGGGGAGCGGAGCGGAAAAGACCCGGCTTACACCAAACACCCGACAACGTGGCTTAACGCGGATGCGTGGGCCAATGAACCGGAGCCCGATCATGTCAGGATTACCGATCACGACCCGCACTCCCGTCGCTCAGACCGGCGCGGGGCCGGTGGCATCTTGGCAGCCGTCGCAGACCTTGAAGCGGCTGATCGAAGACATGCCGATTTCGGTGATGGGGTCTGACGGCCAGTTCGAGACGCGCAAGGGCTGGATCGCGCCGCGATGGGTGGACCCTCGCGATGCGGCCGAGGCCCGGCGGTACGTGGTGGCGCTGACGCAGGAACTGGACCGACGGGCCGATGATCCGGTGGTGCGGCGGTGGCTGGCATCGCTGGCGCTGGCGGTCGCGGGGTCCATGAACGCCGAGGACGCCAAGGCGAAGTTGCAGGTTATGACGCTGATCTTCGCGAAGCGGTATCCGGCGATCATGTGGACGGACGATCGGCTGGCCGAAGTGGCGTGCGCCTGTAAATGGTTTCCCAGCGCGGCCGAGCTATCGGCTATCTTGGACGGGCATGTTGATCGGATGGCAGACGAACGCGATCGGGCCGAAAGGGTGGCGAGCGCCTCGACCGTCGGAACGGATGCGCCTGACACGTCGTCCGGCGATGCCGATGAGCAACGCGCGGCACGGGCGGCAATGGAGCGGGTGCGCGAGCGGATTAAGCCGCGCGGCCCTTGGGGCGAGGGCCTTCGGTCGTGGGCGGATGTGGCTGAGAACACGATCAAGGCGAAGTGGACGGTTTACGGAGGCGAGCGGTGATCCTCGGACTTGACCCCGGACTGCGAACGGGCTGGGCACTGTCAGCCGGCCGGTGCGGGACGCTTGACCTTCGGAGCGAATACGCCGAAGATCAGGGCAAGGCGGGGGCCTTGTTCGGGCGATGGCTGGCGGATTTGATCGTGGAACACGGCGTCTGGACGGTGGTGATCGAGCGCCCGTTCGGCCGGCACCCCAGCACTGAGTTTGCCGTCTACCTCGCCCGCCGGGCGCATGAGGTCGCGTGGGTCCACCACGTTCGCCGCCACGAGTTCACGCCGAGCGGCATGAAGAAGCTGGTCGCGGGCGACGGGCGCGCGGCGAAAGCGGGCGTCATGGCGGCAGTTGAGCGAGCGGGCCGATGGGCGTTCACATCGGACCACGAAGCCGACGCCGCCGCCCTAGTCCTCGCATTCGAGCGCATGAGCGCGAAGGAGGCCGCGTGATTTACGGATCAGTGTGCAGCGGCATCGAAGCCGCGTCCGTCGCTTGGGAGCCGCTGGGCTGGACGCCGTCGTTCTTCAGCGAGATTGAGCCGTTCCCGCGCTCGGTTCTCGCGCACCGTTTCCCCGTCGTCCCGTTGCACGGCGACTTCACCACGATAGAGGCGGGCGGCTATGAGCCAATTGACCTTCTTGTCGGCGGAACCCCATGCCAGTCGTTCAGCGTCGCCGGCCTCCGAGGCGGCTTGGCAGACGACCGCGGCAACCTGGCCCTTGAGTATCTTAGGCTGGCTTCACGCCTCCGGCCCCGATGGCTGGTATGGGAGAACGTGCCCGGCGTCCTGTCGTCAAATGGAGGACGGGACTTTGGTTCCATTCTCGGGGGCTTGGTTGAACTCGGGTATGGGTTCGCTTACCGAGTGCTTGACGCTCAGTTCTTCGGAGTTCCACAGCGCCGCCGTCGCGTCTTCGTTGTCGGATGTGCTGGAGACTGGCGACGTGCCGCAGCGGTACTTTTTGAGCGCCACAGCTTGCAGGGGCATCCTGCGCCGCGCCGAGAAGCGGGGCAAAGAGTTGCCGACAGCCTTACGGTCGGCGCTAACCAATGCAGCGGCTTTCCGGGCGACTTCGTAGAGGCCAGCACCGGCGACATCTCGCACTGCCTCAACGCAGGCGGGATGGGGCGGCAGGACTACGAGACGGAAACGCTCGTCACCCACACCCTGCGCGGCGACGGGTTTGACGCCAGCGAGGACGGGACCGGTCGCGGCACGCCGTTGGTGCCGGTGGCGTTCGGGTGGAACAAAAGCGCTCATCAGACTATGCGCGTTGCGGAAACAACAGACGCCCTTCAAGCGTCCCCGCAAAGCAACCCAGCGGTCGCGTTCAACATGCACAAAAGCGGAAACAACGCATCAACTTTGGGCGTGTCCGTAGACCGCACGGATTGCTTGCGGGCTTTTGAGAAAGCCCCCTTCGCGGTGATGCAGCCGGCATCCGCCGTCCGACGCCTCACGCCGACGGAAGCGGAGCGCCTACAGGGGTTCCCCGACGGGTGGACGGACGTGCCGCACCGAGGCAAGCCCGCCGCTGATGGGCCTCGCTACAAGGCTTTGGGCAACTCAATGGCCGTCCCTTGTATGCGCTGGATCGGGGATCGCATCGCCGCTGTGGAGGCCATCACCGCAAACAGGAGGGCAGCATGACCTACCTCTCCGACCGCGAGCGCATCGAACGCGCTCTCCCCGCTCGCCTTGTCTGGCACGTCGCCATGACGATCAGCGACGCAAGCCGTGACGCGACCGACGACGCAGGCCGTGCGGAACTGGCGTCCATCGTCTCGGGACTGGAGGCGTCGTTTAACGCGACGCTGGCGGGCCTGTCCGACGCCGACCGCTACAAGCTGGCCCGCCGGCTCTACCGCGTGTGCCAACTCGTGACGTCCGACTTGGAGGACCGCCCGGTCGCAACGGCGCTCGTCGCCGCCCGCGAACTGGTGGCGCAGCTGATCACCCTTGACCTTTGGGAAATGGACCCTGCGTTTGATCGGGCATGGGACCGGCTTGCGGAAGCCGTGTACGGCACCGAGAGCAACGGCGCCCTGCTGGATCAGGTGGACAGATCCGGCACCCGCTACGGGCGCAAGGCCCTACAACGGCTACATGCCGAGGGCTACTACCGGCGCGCTGCGGTGGGGGTGGCGGCATGACCGACTACCAGTCCTTCCTCGCCGGAAAGGTCGTCGCGGACGTGCCGACCGGCATGTCGGCCATCCCCGAACTGCCGAGCGTCATGTTCCCGCATCAGCGCGATATCGTGCGATGGGCGCTGCGTCGCGGGCGGGCGGCCGTGTTCGCCGGCACGGGCCTCGGCAAAACACTGATGGAATTGGCATGGGCGCAGGCCGTGGCGTCGCACACGGGGCGCCCGGTCATCATCTTCGCCCCGCTGGCCGTCGCCGCGCAGATCATCCGCGAGGCTGATCGGTTCGGCATTCCCGCCCGGCAAGCCGCGACCCATGCCGACGTCGGGCCGGGCGTCAACGTCACGAACTACCAGAAGATCGGTCATTTTGATCTGGCTGCGTTCGGCGGCGTGGTGCTGGACGAGAGCAGCATCCTTAAAAACGTGGACGGGCATTATCGCACCCGCCTCGTGACGGAGTGCGCTGCGATCCCGTTCCGGCTTGCGGCGACCGCCACGCCGGCCCCCAACGACTTCATGGAATTGGGCAACCACGCCGAGTTCTTGGGGGTCATGTCCTACACGGATATGCTGGCGTGCTTCTTCACGCACGACAGCGGCGAAACGCAGAAGTGGCGCCTCAAAGGCCACGCCGAAGGCCCGTTCTGGCGATGGATGTGTTCGTGGTCGGTCATGCTCCGCAAGCCGTCCGATCTGGGATATGACGACGGCGCCTATACGCTTCCGCCGATGCACCAGCATCAACACACGGTCGCGGTGGACTACGCCCCGAGCGCCGGCACCGGCTTCCTGTTCCCCATGGAGGCGGTGACGATGCAGGAACGTCAGCAGGCCCGGCGCGACACGGTTGCGGATCGCGTCGCCATGGCCGCGCGCATCACGCCTGCCGACCGCCCGTTCGTGTGGTGGTGTCACCTGAATTCGGAGGGCGAGGCGCTTGCTCGTGCGATTCCCGGCGCTGTCGAGGTTCGCGGGTCCGATCCCGAGGATGTGAAAGAGCGCCGGCTAGTCGAATTCAGCGAAGGGCGCATCCGAGTGCTGGTCACGAAGGCGTCGATCGCCGGATTCGGGATGAACTGGCAGCACTGTGCCGACACCGGCTTTGTCGGCCTCAACGACAGTTTTGAGCAAGTCTATCAGGCCGTGCGCCGGTTCTGGAGGTTCGGCCAAACGCAGCCGGTCAACGTCCATTTCATCGCGGCCGAAACCGAGGGCGCCGTCGTCGCCAACCTTCGCCGGAAGGAGGCCGACGCCGATCGGATGGCTGCTGCCATGGTCGCGCACATGGCCGACCTTTCGTCCGAAACCATCCGCGGCGCCACGCGCGACCGCGCCGACTACAACCCGACGCAGCCCGTGCGGCTGCCGTCCTTCCTGACGAGGTCAGCATGATCGGAGCAATCGAGCAGGTCATCACGGATGACTATGCGATCTACCAGGGCGACGCCTGCGAACTCATCCGCGCCGTGCCCACGGACAGCATCCATTTCGGCGTTCACTCCCCGCCGTTTGAGGGGTTGTACAAGTTCTCAAACAGCGAGCGAGATATCAGCAACAACGAGGGCGCTTCGTTCTGGGCGCACTATGGGTTCCTCATCACGGAACTGTATCGCGTGACCATGCCGGGCCGTTTGCACTCGGTCTACTGTATGCAACTTCCGACGAGCAAGATCAGGCATGGGTATATTGGGATGCGGGACTTTCGGGGTGACGTCATCCGCGCCTACGAGGCCGCCGGCTGGATTTTCCATTCCGAGGTTTGCATCTGGAAAGACCCGGTTGTCGCTCAGCAGCGCACCAAGTCCATTCGCCTTCTGCACAAGCAGGTCGTAAAGGACAGCACCATCAGCGCGCAGGGCCTTGCGGACTACATTGTCACGTTTCGCAAGCCGGGCGACAACCCGGAGCCCGTGGCGGGGTGCTTCGATCAGTACGTCGGGCCGGCAACCAATGAGCCCGACCGCAGCAAGTACACGTCTCACATGGACGGGCGGAACTGGTACTCGATTGAGGTCTGGCAGCGGTACGCTTCGCCGGTCTGGATGGACATCGATCAGACGCGGACCTTGCAGTACCGCAACGCTCGTGACGAGCGCGACGAAGTCCACATTTCGCCGCTGCAACTCGACGTGATTGAGCGCTGCATTGACTTGTGGTCGAACCCCGGCGACGTGGTGCTAACGCCGTTCCTCGGCATCGGGTCGGAGGTTTATGGCGCGATTGAAATGGGGCGCAAGGGCATCGGATTCGAGTTGAAGGACAGCTACTTTCGGCAGGCGGTGAGGAACCTTGCCGAAGCGACGCGGCGCCAAAATGGGTTGTTCGCAACATGACCGGCCGCACATGGGAAATCCGCCACATCCGTCCCGGCGACGTCGTGGCGCATGACGAGACGTTCTCCCCGTTTGATTGCCACCACGGGCGATATCGCGTGGGCATGGCGGCGCGGGAGATTACCGAGTTCACGGCCGAGGAGCGCGCGGAAATCGAGCGCATCGGCAACGACGCAATCCGCAAGGCGGAAGGAGGCGAGCGTGACGGGCGTTAGATCGTATTTGGGCCGCTATCAGCCCGTATCGCACATGTCCGACGAAGATATACGCCGCGCGGCTCACAAGGCATGGCATGATCGTGGCATGGTCTGCATCACCGCGCACGACTTGGCCCGAATCCCTGAAATGACGCGAGCGACCATCATCAGCGAGGCGTCCCGCCTCTACGGACGGAGGGCCAACACGTGAGCGATCAGACGAAGTGCCCGGCGTGCCGGGTGAGGTCCATCGAATACCCCACGGCTGGCGGCATCGTGGATGATCGGTCCTGCACCGGCCGGGCGGGGTGCGTGCGGGCCGATATGGGAAATCCCATAACGGAACAAAATCAAGGGACTGAGACCCAGGCCGTCGTGGAGCATCCCAATCGGGAAAATCCCGCGCCCGAGAGCGCCCCGGCGGGGGCGGATGTCCCGGACGGGAAAACGGGGCTGACGAGGGCCGAGGCGCTGATCCTCGAAGCGGTGCGCGGGATCGAGCGAGGCGAGTGGATGGCGCACCTCGGCCCGCGCGTCGTGGTGCTGCCGAGGGAGGAGCACGACCGACAGCACGAGGTCATCCTGAAACTGCGGGCCAAGATCGCCCGCCTCCGGGCCGAGGTGGAGCGGCTGAAGGGCGAGCGGGACGCGGCCCGTGAAGCTGGCGGTGAGGCCCGCATCGCCGAGAACAAGGCGGAGCACGCGCGCGTGTCGATGTCGCTCCGCGTCACGAAGATGGATGCCGCCCGCGCCGCCCTCGCCCTGCGCGTCGCTGAGGCGGTGCGGGAGGCGATCCGAGAGTGTCAGCCGAGCGTGTCGCGGCATCAGTGGATGAGTGACGAGGCATGTACGCGGGCAGAGGCCATCGAAGAGTGGCGCAAGGACATCGACGCCATCGACATCGCCGCCATCGTGGCCACCGCGATCAAGGAGGGGGAGTGATGAAGTGCAACTGTTGTGGCCGCTTCTTCGAAGCGTCCCCGCGCGCGATGTGGCAGATGGTCTATAGCGGCTTCCCGCAGGCCCCCGATCGCGAAATTCACCGCTGCGAAACGTGCGTTGATCGTTTCGGAGAATTGCAGCCGCAGATGGGCATAGTCCCGGAGTTCAGCGTGGGGTTTCTGCGGCTCGGCAGCCGGCTGGCCACCGCGCTAAAGGAGAGTGCGCCATGACCAAGCGATACCGGCAGGCGAACCGTCGCGGCGGCCGGCGGCCCTCGCACGCCCCCGCACCGGGGCGCTCATCGCACGACCCCGTGATCCCGCCGGAAGCCTTGGCTCAACGCGCTCGGATCGTGGGAGAGGCCGCGCAGCTCGATCATCGCAGCGGGACGGCCCTCGGTCAGCTTCTTCACGGCAGGTACATCGACGAGCGATTGCACGACGCGGGGGTCAAGGCGGGCATGGTGTGGGCAAAATGGCAACGGCTGGCCGCATGTCCCCCCATTTCGATCACCGGCCGATCCCAGGGTCAATCCGCCACGGATGACACCGACGAATGGAGGCGCGCGAAGGAGGACTTTAACGCGATGGCGACGGTGATCCGCGCGCAACCGGCCGGGAAACTCGCATGGGACGCGGTGGAGACCGTGTGCCTTGGGGCGGTGGACTTTCGGGAAAACCCCGTCATGCTTCAGCGGTGGCCGGTGTGGGGCGATCACTTCAAGGGCGCGCTGGGCGACCTGGCGCGGTTGTGGAAAATCAGCGGGAAGGGGGCGTGACAGTTGCCGCTCGCGATCGGTTGTGCTAGGGTCAAATCAGATAATCGACTTCGTAGGCGCTGGGGCAACCCGGCGCCTTTTCGTTTTGGGCATCGGATGCAGCCGGAAACCCGTCTCTGGCGCTGCGTCATCGCCCGTGCGCTCGCTGACGCATCGGCTCCCGAGCGCCCCGTCACCGCAACGGGCGACAGCGCGCCGACGGATGCGGAACGCGACCGCGCACGGCGATGGCTCCTAGGGAATAGCCGGAATATCCGCGATGTGTGCATGATGGCAGACTTGGACCCGGACGCCCTCCGATCGGCGGCGGAACGACACCTTGCGACAAGGGGCGAAACATGCGCGTTGAGACGACCGTTGGCGACGTGAGCGTGTCTTTTGACACGGAAGCCGAAACCCTGGCATTGACGATCGGGCGCATTCACATCGCGCTCACGACCGAGGAGAGCGCGGATTTGGTCGAGGCGCTGGCCGATATCCTTGACGAGACCGACGAAGACGAAGATGGCGACGAGGAGGGCGACTACGTGACGATTGACTTCGAGGCGCTGTCGCTTCTCGACGTGGACCAGCTTGACGAAGTGGCCGAGGTGCTTTCGATCATCCGGGCGTCCAAGGTCTCGTAATGGACCGCGTGGACCTTACCCAGCGCCCCACGGATGGAGCGTATGAGGTCCACGCATTGATCCGCCATCGGGGCACGGACGATCCGTCTCCCAGGTGGACCACCGTCGGGGTTTTCGGCCGACGTGATGACGCAGATCGGTGCCGCGCCACATGGGAGCGCCGCACGGGAGGCAGGAAATGACCCGATACACGAACGTGAACGCCCCGGATATCGAACAGTGGGGCGGCAAGCGCACGGTCGAGAGCGCAGCCCGGCCCGGTGACGGCTACCGTGGGCGCAAGGTCTACGCCAGCAAGAGCGACGCCCGGATGGACAGCTACGGCATGTACGCCGAGGACGCCAAGATCAAGGCCGGCGTGGCTGCAAAGCCCGTCCAGTCGCGCACGATCAACATGATGGACGGCGAGCGGGATTGCTGAAATGAAGTCCACCAAGCGCAAGCCCAAGGGCAAGGGCGGCAAGGGCTGCTAAACGAAAAACCCCCGCGCTAGGCGGGGGTGTCTCCGTAGGGGGGGAGGTTCATCGCGACGGCGCTACACGCAAGCGCCACGACTTTAGGGACTTCGACGGGCGTTTCGTTGGCATCCCGTCGCTTCCCCGCCTCATACAGAATTACCGATGAGGCGCTGATACCGAGGGCTTCGGCGGCGGCGCGCTGCGATTTGAAGAACCGCTTGCGCCAGTCTTTGAACTGGCCGGGCGTCATGCGTCCTTCTCCTCAATGCGCGACACGACAAGCACACTGACGGTAGGGGTAGTCCAGTACTGACGCCCGCCGGGGTGACGACCCGGCTTTTCGACGCGCATTTGTGAGCGCGAAAACGGGGCGATCCACGTTGCGCCGACCGAAGGCGCCTCCATCGTCTTGATCCAGCAGTCGCCGAACGACCCCGGCTCCACGATCGCGCTCGCGCGGTCCCACCATTTCGGGTCGTAGGAGCCCATCAGGTAAGCGACGGCGGCGGCGCGATCGTTGAACGCGACGATGGTGGCGTTCTCGGCGATGTAGAGGCCGTCACTGTCGTGCGTGGCGTAAAACTTGGGCTTCGTCATTGGTCGTCCCCCTCGGGATGTCGTGGATAGGAGCGGGGTCAGGCGGCCACCCAAGCGCATGTACGGTCGCTGTTGACGCTGTAAGCAATGCCGGATGCGTCAAGGGCGGCCAGCGCGGGAGCGAGGTCAACGTCGTGGGCGTTGATTAGTATGCAACACGTTGCCGGGCGCGGCGCGATTTGATACCCCGTGGTTCGGGACACGAAGCCGCTGACCCGCCCGCTGCGGTGCGTGACCCGCGACAGCGGCAGACCGGCGGCGGTGAATGCAGCGCGGATGTGAGCGGTCTTGGCCATCGTCTGTCTCCCGGTTAGTGGGGCATCGCCCCGTTGACAAAGCGAATGTAGCGCACTGAGTGCAGGCTGTCAATGCACCATGTGCAGATTTTATCGACGTTCTACCCGCTGTAGTGCGAAACCAGGTGAGGGGCGCCACCCGAAAGGGCGCGCCGCAAGGCGGCCATGTCCAAATTTTACGTCTACCAGTTGGTCGACCCCAGATCCGATGAGGTGTTTTACGTCGGCAAGGGATGCGGTCGTCGCAGCAACGACCATGAGAGAGACGCGCGGCGCGGGGTCGAGTCAGACAAGTGCGAGCGCATTCGCGACATCCTCGCGGCTGGGCACAAGGTCGCGATCGTCGTTGTAAGCCGGCACGCTGACGAGCAATCGGCCTACGCTGCCGAGCGCGCGTTGATTGAAAAGATTGGCTTGGAGAACCTGACCAACGTTCTGCCCGGCGGGTCGTGGTCTGATGCGCTCAGAAGCCTTGCTGACGGTCGCGCGACGCGAGCTAAGTTGGATGGCGCGTTGTTCGGGCTGGCGTGGTGGCACAAGACCGGGTGCGCGACCAAAGCCAACCTTGGCCCAATTGGGACGGTCGATCTTAGGCGCGTGGCGCGCGGGTGGGTGGAGCAAGTTCGCGATCTCTCGTCGCAGGTCGGCAAGAAAGACGCGCGGAAAATTGCTGTGCGGCACGGCGCAACGGCGTGGCTTGATGCAATAGACGGGGCGCCACATGCCCAGGCCGTCTAAGTTCACCGACCAGATCGTTGCAACGATTTGCGACCGCATCGTTGAAGGCGAGAGCCTTCGTCGCATCTGCGCCGACGACAAGATGCCAGCGATGAGCACCGTCATGGAGTGGCTAAGGTCAAACGACGATTTCCGGGGCAGGTACGCGCGCGCGAGAGAGGCGCAGGCCGAGGTCATGGACGACATGATTTTGGAGGTGGCGGCTGGCGCGGAGGACAATCCGGCGGCGGCTCGCGTCAAGATCGAGGCGTACAAATGGCGCGCTTCAAAGTTGGCGCCGAAGGTTTACGGCGAGCGCCAGCACATCGTTGCGCAGGTCACGGCCACAGTCACGCATGAGGACAGGCTTCGGGAACTGGAGTCGTGACGGGGGAAATGACGGAGCGCGAGCGCGCGCTTCGGCTTCGGTTCAAGCAGGACTTTGAAGCCTACGCATCCAAGTGCCTAAAGATCCGCACGAAAGAGGGTAAGGTCGAGGCGCTTGCGCTGAACACCGCGCAGCGGCTGATCCATGATAAGATCGAAGCCCAGCGCGCAAGCACCGGGAAGGTACGCGCAATCATTTTGAAAGGGCGGCAGCAAGGGTGTTCGACGTATGTTGAAGGGCGCTTTTATTGGCGCGTGACACATCGCCATGGTGTGCGAGCGTTCATCCTCACCCATCAACAGGACGCCACGAACAACCTGTTTGAGATGGCCTCGCGGTTCCACGAGAACTGCCACGAATGGTTCCGCCCGAGCACTGGCGCATCGAACGCGAAGGAACTGATCTTCGACCGCTTGGACAGCGGTTACAAAGTCGGAACCGCTGGCGCCAAGGGGACGGGCCGGTCGCAGACGATCCAATACTTTCACGGAAGCGAGGTGGCCTTTTGGCCCCACGCCCACGAACACGCGGCCGGCGTGATGCAGGCCATCCCGGATGCGCCGGATACCGAAATCATCCTTGAAAGCACGGCCAACGGGGTCGGGAACTTTTACCACGAACAATGGACCAAGGCGGTCGGTGGCGAAAGCGAGTTTATCGCGATCTTCGTCCCGTGGTTTCTACAGCCTGAGTACCGGACGCCGCCCTCGAAGGACATCGTGCTTGACGATGGGGAGGCGGAACTCGTCGGGGCCTACGGTCTGGATCTAGACCAGATCGCATGGCGGCGGAAGAAGGTCGCGGAACTCGGCTCGGTCGAGATGTTCCGCCAGGAGTACCCGTGTTCGCCTGATGAGGCGTTCCAAACTAGCATCGAACATGCGGTCGTGCCGATCGAGTTGGTGCGCGCGGCAGTGCATCGGGACGTGGCGCAGACGGGTTATCGGCGCATCTGGGGCTTGGACGTCGCGCGCTCGCTCACGGGTGATCGGACTGCGCTGGCGAAGCGGTGCGGCAATCACATGCTTGAGCCCGTCCAATGGTGGCGCTTGCCGGACTTGATGCAGATCGCGGGCACGGTCTATCAAGAGTATGTCGCGGCCGAAGAGAAGCCCGACGAGATTTGCGTGGACGTGATCGGCTTTGGCGCGGGCGTCGTGGATCGGCTGCGAGAAATGGGCCTGCCGGTGACGGGCATCAACGTGGCGGAAAGCCCGAGCGTCGATGGTGCCAAATACATGCGCCTGCGCGACGAACTGTGGTTCAAGGCGCGCGGGTGGTTCGAGGGCCGGGACGTGAAGATGCCTGCGGATGAGGCGCTGATCGGTGAACTGACCGGCGTGAAGTACCACATCACGTCGTCGGGTAAGTTGCAGGTCGAGGGCAAGGACGAAATGAAGAAGCGCGGCCTGCGGTCGCCTGATCTAGCAGATGCGTTCAACCTCACCTTTGCCGCGTCGGACTTCGCGCCGATGACGACGAGTTATCAGCCCCCCGTTTACTTCGACAGCTAACCGGCCACCTTCGGACGCCGGGAGGAGATAATCGTGCGGCTTATTCTAGTGCGGCACGCCCGCACGATCCTGCAAGATAAGAAGATCATCGCGGGGTCCAACGTGGACGCCGGGCTTAGTCACCCTGGCAAGGGCCAAGCCAAGGCCCTCGGGCCGATGATCGCGGGCGTTCCGTTGTGGTTCGTGAGCCCGATGCAGCGCGCGCAGGAAACGGCGACCATCGCGTCGGAAGCGGCCGGGACCAAGCCGAAGCTCGTCACCGTGCCGGCGCTGATCGAGCGCGACTATGGCGAGGCCGATGGGAAGACGATCCCGTGGGTCATGGAGCGCTACGGCTATTACGCGCACGACGATTGGGACACCCAGCACGACCAAGCCCCGCCGGGGGGTGAGACGCTGGCGCAGGTTCGGCTTCGGGTGCTCGATTGGTGGCGCGGACAGGACGTCGAGGAAGCGGTGGTGATCGCGCACAAGCACGTCCTTCGGATGCTTCATCACGGGCTAACGGGGGAGGACTACGAGCCCCGCAACGCCGAGCCGCTGGAGGTGGTGCTTTGACCACGCAGACGTGGCGCACGCTGATCCAGCGCGCCGACCGGGACTGGACGAAGCAGTCGGTTCGCCCGGTGGCCTACGAGTTTAGCAACGGGCGCGAATTCAAGGTGCTTGAACGGCCCGGCGTGGCTTACGGCACGGGGACGGCGACATGATCGCGGCCATCGTCCTTTGGCTTGCGGCGGCCTATCGCATTCGCGGCCACCGGCCCGATGCGGGGCTCCTGCGCGCGGTCATGCACCCGGTCTTTACCTTGCGCCCCTTGTGGGCGGCGTCATGCTTCGGCGTGGTCTACACCCTCACGGGGGATGTGTGGGTCGCGGGCGCCGTCGCCATTGGGGAGTGGGCCGGCCTGCACATCCGCCATGCGCCCGGTCAGGACATGGGGACGTGGGAGGGCAGCGTTTACGACGATGCCGGATACATGGCTGCGATCGGGGCGATGCGCGGCGGCATCGTCGGCGCGCTCGTTGGCGCCGTC